TCGTCCTGCGTCATACGAACATTGGTCGTATTGTTGATCTGCCGACGCAACGTAGAACGAAGTCCGCGATTCATATAGAACGCGGGTCGCCCCTTGCTGGCATTTGGCAGAAGCTCGATAGCCTGGACCATGAGATCGGTAATATCAGCACCTGTTGACTTATTAGCAGTCAAGAGAGACTGATCGATGTTGCAGATACGAACTACATATCTCCAATCACGAACCGAAATACCACAATCCCACTTATAGTGAGATCGATAGGCTTCCATGCGGCCTGAGTTGGAACCATCGGAAGCATCTTCCAATGTTACCTGGCCCTTGTCGGTGAACTGGAGGCCAGCTTTTGATCCCTTGGGATAAATACCGTGTACGGTATCGTTGCCCCAGGAAATCAACCAAATTGAGTTATTATCAGCACCAGAACCACCACCAAGGATAATATTATCCGCATTGGCAGGACCGGAGTTATCGTTGAAGCGAGGAGCAAACCCAGTAAACTCTTCCGGTGCCGTTCCTTCGTTGCCATACATAACCGTGTTAGCAAACTCTTGACTCATCCCTTCAATGTGGGCTTTGTCTTCGGTCATTCTAAAGGCCGCCGAATTTCCGTTAAGGTCAGCCAGGGCTTTGTCAATTTCTGCGTAAGCCTCTAGCATACCGGTCGTATCGGTGACCTGCACATTGGTGCCTTTGTTGGGCGTAACGCCTCCATACAATTTACGCCAGGTCGGAGTTGGTAGTCCGGCTCGGATGGTTGTACGGTGACCGGTCGGGAGATTTCCTTCAATCCAGACCATGTCATCCAGCATTTCGTTTGTTTCATTGAGTATCTCAACTATTGTACTGATCTTGCCATCTGGATCGGTCGCCTTCGCAACATCGGCAAGAGTTGGATTAGTTACTGCATTAGTAGCCATAGTTCAATTTCCTTTACTAAAAGGTTTAAAATTCAAACCTCCAGGAATTGAATAAGCCGCTATCCGTTGTAGTCCTACCAACTAACATCCTGTCAACGCGAGCCATCCATGGCCTTGATAGGACTTATCCTTACTGGAGAATTATTTATTTATCTATGCAGGATGTGATCCTCCATACATAATGTCCGCGTGAGTTTTCTTTTGTTCCGCAGGTTTCATATCCCCCTGGACAAAAGTGTCCTCACTCATTGCTTTACCAGCACGGTGAAATACCCGAATCATTTCCGGATGGTTCCCCATACCAGTTTGGTTCAAAAGAACCTCGATTGAGGTCATCTGCTGACCTTTCATCGCACCTTCCTGGTGCAGGACAGGTTTGCCGTTAGAGTCGGTCGCTGGGTTAGAGAATGAGTTCATCACCTTCCTGGCACTAACGATGTTCTCCGCCAGGTTAGTCCCACCAAACTCCTTGTCGTTCATCGACTCGGAAGCCCATTGTTCATGGGTTGCCTTGATGGATTCTTGAGATGTACCCATAGCTTTGGAAACTCCTTCAAGGTGCTTGTTAAGCATTGCTTGTGTACGCTCTGCTTCGGGCATCTTGCTAAGTTCACTCGCCCAATCTGTAAACTCTTTCCTTGCATCATCTGCCATCTCATAACCTTCTGGCACTGCAAGGTCAGCCCCTGTACTACTCTGCGCCTTCGGTGCTTCTTGGCTTTCACCGGCCTCGCTATTGGCTTGGCTCTCTTGGGTTTCTGCCTGGTCCGCCGTGACTTCAGTCGTTGCGGTTGAATCCTGTTCTTCACTCATTTACATTTCTCCTTAAATAATCAACAAACATTTTTTGTGCTAACTCTGCATCAGCCTCTGCTACCTCTCCATAAATCCTAAGACCTGCGTCCCGCTTACCCATGGCCTTGTAAATCTCTACATTGTTAGTCCCAAGGATGGATTGGAATACTCCATGAAACTCCAACATCCCCCTGATGAACCTTCTCCCTGGCGCGGTCCCAAGGATCAGTCTTAAATCATCTAGCCTTTGGTCCTTCTTCGATTTGGCGGCCAGTTGTTTTTCCCGCCGCTGCTCAAAATTGTCTTGTGTCATAGTTGCGTGAATTGACTCGCCACGTTATCCAGGGCCGTCCCCTCGCCGACATTCGTTTCACTCAACGTCTTAGCTGTATTCGCCATTTCCGGGATCGCTGCCATTTGTTGTGCCTGGGCTTGAGCAGCTGCCCGATCCTGCCTGATGATAGCTACCTCTTCATTCGCTACAATCAGATGCGGTGCAATGCCTAACATGTTGCTGTATTCATCAATGATTTGATCGGTATTGAGTTTATCCAGGGCTTCGGGCCTAACCGCTGCCATCTGGCCAACCGTTCCGACAATCCGATCGAGCGACCCGATCCCGACTGCCTTTTGTGCCTGGGCCAACATCGATATGTATTCGATGCTGATTTCATGTCCTTGCATCTCTTCCGGAGGCGGAGGGAAATGACCTTCTTCCAGGGCAATCATAAAAGCGTTGTCTATCAGTGGATCGAGTAATTCGTTTTGGTTACGTTCCAGGACAGGACCTAATATCAGTAGTTTTTCTTCATGTTTCTCCTGGACCTCTCTCGCTGTTTCCGGCTGCATGCGTTGCTGCGAGGAAATCATTTGGAACATGTCCACAAAGAAAGCGGAATTAATCCGGCCTCTTACATCCAGAATATCTTCAAGCAAATGCTGTAGGTTTAAGTTGACTTCGAAAGAGGACCTGATCCCACCAGTTGGAGCCGCAGGATCGTAGTAACTGATTCCCCCTGGTAAAACATCTTCGCTACCACGCAATGCGGTAGGAATCTGCAATGGAGGGTCGGACATGTAATCGATGCCCTTGGCTTTTTTAAGCTGGTCATCTTGCAGCTGTAGGATATCGCCTAGAGCCGTCATACCAGGGCAGTCAGATCCATAAACATCTCCGCCTCTAACAATCCATCTAGGAGTCAGAGCAGGAAACTGGTTGAACCCTGATTCCCTTAAAGTCTGGTTGTTATCCTGACCAGGTTCGATGAAAACAGATTCCCAGGCCATATTGGTGTTGTTTGATTTATTGAGATCGCGTTCTTTCCTGGGCTGGATAGCATGCATGACCGTTACCCATTCATCCATGTTGCCCTTGTCATATTGAGCCTGAGCAGTTTTGCTGACGTTCTTGTACTCAAACTCCTGGACTAGCGGAGCTATCTGCATTTGGAACTCGCGATAGATGGTATCGACTTCGAAGCGGTTGCTTTGTCCCAGGTAAAACTCCCCAACGGTTTGAGGGTATAAACGAATAAGGTCCTTATGGTCCCTGAAAACATAGGCACATCCAGTGCCAAAAGCTCCCATTTCTTCATAAAGCCCATGCAGTACCCGATAGGCGTTAGACCTGGCAAAGATATCGCGCAATATCTCAGCTGCCTGGGCAAGCCATTCTTTGACCGGCTGGAACTCCATTAGCTCCCGATCGGATAATGCCAGGTTAAACCACTTGCGAGCCGGAGAAGACATTCCCGCCATCATGCCAGCTGCCAGGATATTCAAAGCCCTGGTCCCAGTTGAGTCATAGATGCTGGTGTTACGACGCTCTCCCTTATTTCGATCTTCCAGGAAATACCGGCCTGACCGAGGAAGCAGCGTATCGGTAATCTTTTTCCAATGGGCGTAATACGATTCACGCTCCAACTTCAAAGATCCTAGTCGCTTCATGTACCTTTCGTTTAAATCTGCCATCGTGCCTCCATGCACTTTCTATCCACGGCTTCCATGCCGAGGAGGTAATTAACTTAGTAAGTTGCTCCCTTGATTTAGTTCGTCATCCCCCACGCCGCCACTAAGCAGGGTGTTTGATGTTGCTGGTCCGCTTGCCTTCTTCGCCGCCTTGATTGCAGCGGTTGATGATGTGTCAGCTGCTTTCTTTGCCTGGACGGTCTGCTGATTCAAGAAAGCAGAATTATCCGGAGGCTTCTGAGGTTTCGGGGCCATCGAGGCTGAAATTGCAGCCGTCCCTATGGAAGCTGCCCCCAGGATCAATGCTGTCGTTGCTGATATACACATAGCCTTAACCTCCCAGTAATGTTTTGCCGGTTGATAAAGACTGATCGCC